GTGTGCCCGCGTCGACAAGGTACAGGCCTTATGCCGAATGGGTTAAGCTTCCGGCGGCATCCAGGGGTCAGTATTTCACCGGAAACATCGGAGACGTGATCATTCTCGGTGAGTCTTCGGAGACGATCAGCAACGCAAGCCCGAACACGGCGACGCAAGTGATCGTCCGGAACAAGCCGAACGCGTTCAAGGTTACAGCGTTCTCGGACAACGGCGGAGCGATGCAGAGGCATTACCGCTTCGGAGGCTGAGGGATGGGACAGAAGATCAGCTTTGATTTCAACAAGCCGCAGAAGCAAATCATCGAAGAGACGACAGGCGGCGATCAGACACAGCTGTTCCTCGCAAACGAGGCCAGAAAGCTCATGCAGCAATACGTTCCGGAACTGAACAGCATGATGATCAAGAACGTCCGGACATATGTCGATAACGGGAAAGGCGTCGTGCATTATCTGTCGCCTTACTCGCGGTTCCAATACCACGGCAAGCTGATGGTCTCGTGTCTTACCGGATCCGCATTTTCGCATGGCGAGAAGAAGGTCCTCACGAACAAGGATTTGAATTACTCGAAGCCCACAGCCACAAGCTACTGGGATCGAGCGATGAAGACCGCAAGAGGCGACGATCTCCGGAAGGCCGCGCAGAACTACATCAAGAAGAAGGAGGGCGGACAGTGAGCAAGCATGACATCATGAAGGCTTATCTCGAGCCACACGTCACGGAGATCTTCGGCGGTGTACTGGGCGTGAACTTCTCGGATGATGCGCCGGGCACGGTCTCTTTCGTGACGACCTACGCGGATAAGTGGGTCAAGAAGTACCTGCGGAATTCAGGTATCAAAGCCTACGGATTCGCGGTCCTTCTCGCGCTGGAATACTCCGAGAACACTGACGATCTCAATCTCAGATCTATCAACCTTGCGCAGGCTTTCGGGGACTGGATCGACGCCCAGAACAAAGCGAAGAACTACCCGGACTTCGGGGTCAAGTGCAAGGTTCAGAAGATCGAATCACTACAGAATATGCCGAATTTGGCCGAAGTCAATGAGGCTCGCACGGTAGCGAAATACATGCTTCAGTGCAAAGTAACCTACTACGAGGAGGAATAAGAAATGCTTGTATCAACCTTAATGACCGGAATAACTACGAATCCGGCGTATGTTGGTGGCGCTGTGAATGACGAGTTTGTACTTGCCATCGATATGGATCCGACCAATGCAACACCTACCGCAATCGCGGCTTATGGTGTAATCGGTCTGCTGATCGAGGGAGTCGACGCACAGTTGAATCCTGTGCTGTCTGAGAAGACATACATCCGCATGGGCCCATCCACGACCAAGACCGGAAACCAGAGAACATTTAAGATTGCCGGCGATCGATATATCGGTGATGCCGCGCAGGACTTCATGCTTTCTCACGATGTCAAGTATGGTATCGGCAAAGCGGCCATCACGAACTATGCGTATTTCAATATTGTCACCGGCCTCGGCGAGACCGGACAGGTCGCGATCGTTGTCAATTCGGATGGCAGCGGGAATGGTGGTGAAAATTCGGCCATCGACATTGAGCTCAAGGTTTGCGGCGGTAAGCCCACAGCTTACACGTACGTCCCTGCCTCGATCAGTGCCGTGGCACTCTCTACGGTTGTGCCGGCTGATGCCGCGACCGCCGTCGCCAAGACGACCAGCATTGCATTGACGTTCAACAACCCGATTGCACGCTCGGCCGTGTCGGTTCTGAATGCTGTGACCGGCGATGTCGTCGCTTGCACGCAGGCATGGGACGCGACAAAGAAGATCCTAACGATCACGCCTTCCGCTACACTGGCGGCTACGACAAAGTATATTGTCTCCTGTGCCGGTGTTGTCGACGTGTACGGTCAGGTTCTCGCCGCATCTGGTACGGACTTTACGACTGCTGCTTAATTCAACGATGGGCGGGGCTGAAATATGCCCCGCTTATTTTCTTAGGAGGACTATATGGAACTCAAAAGCGTCAACGCTAAATTTGAATTTGATATCTTTGACCTCGACCAGTCCGAAGCATTTGAAAAAGCCGTCGACCAGCTGTCCTGGTCTGAGAAGAAGCTCGTGGATGCCTCTAAGACCAAGAAGATGAGTGATGTGAACCGCGCCATGCTCGACATGTTTAAACAGTTCTTCATCACGGCGACGGGTGTCGACGTACTCGCCGACTGCAAGAACTCCATGACGGCACAGAACGCTTATTACGAATTCTGCGAGCAGGTCGGTGAGGCCAAGCTGCAGATCGTCACGAAATATAGTGCCAAAAGGGTGAGATAAATGAACATCCTGATTGACGAACTGCCCCGGTCCGTGCGGATCGGCGGCACCGAGTACCCTGTCAATTACGGATTCCGGACATTCATCCTGATCGAGGTCTGCATCTTCGACACTGCTCTGTCGGATAACGAGCGAGTCACGCAGGCTCTCGAGCTCTTCTACGGTGACAGCCTTCCGGACGATATCAGTACCGCATTTGAGCGGATGATGTGGTTTTACCGGGGCGGCAAAGACGAGAAGAAGGCCAAGACCAAAGGGCCGTCAAATGCGAAGCGCTGTTACTGCTTTGAGCAGGACGCCGCATACATATACTCAGCCTTCCGGACGCAATATGGAATTGACCTGCAGGACGTCTCGAGCACGGACCTGCATTGGTGGAAATTTAAGGCCATGTTTGAGGCCCTGAACGAAGATCTCCGTATTTCGAAGATCATGTCATACAGGGTGACCGACACGGTCGGGATGGACAAGCACCAGAAGAAGTTCTATTCCGACATGAAAAAGCTGTATGCACTTGAGTCGGATGCGAATGTGAATTCGAAGATGGCACTTGCCAAGCGAGACGCAGACATGCTGAAGCACGTCCGACAGAAGTTCGCGGAGGTGGGCGATGCGAAAGAAAGTTAAGTGTCCGCACTGCGGCTATGAGATGCCGATCGAGTACGACGACACCGGGCAGGCCCGGGGGTTATTCGTACGGTGCAAGGGACGGAACTGTAAAAAAGAATTCGAAATCAAAATAGAAACCAAAGTCAAGTAGTGCCTTTGTGCCGATGACCCACTGATAAAGGCAGGTGAGAGCATTGGCTGATGATGGCACAATCAAGATCGGTACCGAGCTCGATTCCTCGGGTCTAAAAAGCGGGATGTCCGGTCTCGGAAGTCTGGCGCAGAAAGGCCTTGGTGCCGTGGGTGGCGCCGCCAAAGCGATGGCTGGCATTACCGTAGGGGCATTGGCCGCCGTAGCTACAGGAATGGGCGTAGCGGTTAAGTCTGGCATTGAATACAACGCCCAGATGGAGAACTACACCGCCAACTTCAAGACCATGCTCGGCAGCGAGGAAGCCGCCGTCGCGAAGGTCAATGAGCTCAAGAAGCTCGGTGCTTCGACTCCGTTTGAAATGTCGGACCTTGCCGACGCGACTACGACGCTCCTGGCATTTGGTGTATCTGCTGATGATTCTACGGGCATCCTCACGATGCTCGGAGACGTATCACTCGGTAATGCTGATAAGCTTCAGCGTCTCACAAATGCATTTGGCAAGGCCGAATCCCTCGGGAAGCTGACAGGTGAGACTTACCAGCAGATGGTTGAAGCCGGATTCAACCCTCTGAAAGTCATATCCGATCAGACCGGCGAGTCAATGGAACAGCTGCAGGACCGGATGTCCAAAGGCGGGATCTCTGCCGAAGAACTGACAGCGGCCTTTAAGACCGCGACCTCCGAGGGCGGGCAGTTTTACAAGGGCATGGAAACGGCCTCGACGACGTTCGACGGCCTGATCTCTACTCTCAAAGATAATGCCAACTCACTTGTCGGAGAGGTCGTAAAGCCGATATCGGACAGCCTTACTACCACGCTGTTACCTCAAGCTATTGGGGCCGTAAGCACACTCACCGACGCGTTTGAGAAGGACGGGATACCCGGACTAATCAATGCGGCTGGCGGCATAGTCGGGCAGATCATCACCGGCATAGCCCAGCAGGCACCGGCGGTCGTACAGATGGCGAGCGGGTTCCTTACGACCTTGCTCACCGCCATTATTGCGCAGCTCCCTGCACTAGCTACAGCCGGTACCGGGATCGTGACCGAACTCATAAACGCGATCACGGCTAATCTTCCGCTACTACTCCAGATCGTTATGAGCATCGTGTTTGCAATAGCGACCGCGCTTGTCGCTAACTTGCCCGCCATCGTCACGTGTGGACTAGATCTGATCGTGTCACTGATCCAGGGACTCATAGCGGCACTTCCTCAGCTCTTGGAGATGCTGCCGACGATCATCACGACCATCGTCGATACGCTTGTGACACACCTCCCGGAGATTATCGCGCTCGCAGCTCAACTGCTCGTCGCACTTGTAAACGGGATCGTGGCAGCTCTCCCGACGCTGATTGAGATGTTGCCAACAATAATTATTACGCTGGTCGACACACTTCTGGCGCATCTAGGTGAGATTATCCAGTGCGCTCTGCAGATCCTCGTCGCCCTGGTGCAGGG